ATCGCCTTCGACCCGGTCGTGTCGAGCGCCGCGGTGATCGTGCCGCTCGTGAACGCGGGGCAGCGCCAGCGGTAGCGCGCGACCCGGTCGCCGCTCGCCGGTTCCACGGGCAGCGTGCCGCTGCTCGGCGTCGTCAGCGTGAGCAGCGTCTGCCAGGCGCCGCGGCGCGCGGCCTCGAGCACGACGGTCGCGACAAAGGTGCCACTCAGGCTGTAGGCGAGGCCGTCGCCGGCGGCGCCGGTGACGTCGGGTCCCGACCCGGTGGCGGTGAAGGTCGTGGTGCGGCTGTTGTTCATACGGCTCGTGTCGGGAGGGTGGCCTGGTCGCGCGCCAGTTGGTCGAGCGCGGTGGTGCGGCCGTTATCGACCGGGGTGGCCGCCAGCGACTGCATGGCGCCGGCGGACTCCTTCATCGTGGCGGCCTGCTGCGCGGCGGCCGCGGCCTGCTGTTCGCCCTGCTCGCGCGCGAGCGCATCCTCGTCGGTGCGAATGACGCGCGGCGGGACGCCGAGCATCGCGCCGTACTCGTCCATCGCCTCGATCGCGTTCACCTTGTGGCGCACGCTCGGGAAGACGTCGGCCAGGGCGACGGCGCTGTGCATGAAGCGGTCGAGGCCCGCGACCCCGGTCAGCTTCTGCGCCTGCGCCATCACGCTCAGGTACTCGACCTTGAGCTCGAGGCCTTCGAGCTCGGGCGGCGCCTGGGGAATCAGGCCGGCGTCGAGCATCGTGGCGAACGTGCGATCGATGAGCGGGTCCAACAATTCATCGTTGAGGCGCTCGAGCACGGGACCGAGCGCGAGCAGCTTCTCTTCGTGGCGCTCTTCGATTTCCCTGGCGGTCTTTTGCGGCGTGTCGAGCGCGTCGGCCTGCTGCAACATCAAGAACAGGTCGGCGTAGTAGGCGCGATCGATCCGGTAGCGCGTCTCGGCCATGTCGGCCGCGAGGAACTCGAGCCCCTCGAGGCGCGTCTCGTGGACAGGGGAGAGCCCCTTGCCGGTCGGGTCGTCGACGTAGGTCAGGCCGCCCGGCAGCAGCGACACCTTGGTCTGCATGACGGAGGGCGGCGCTTTCAGCGGGGGATTGATCGCTTTTTCAATCGCTTGCGCTTTTCGCCGCTGCATCATCTGCAACTGCTTGACGTCGCCGAGCGCGAGGATGCCGGGGCAGGAGGTGCCATACGTGTCCTCGCCCGTGACGTCCCATCGCGGTGCGAAGACAGGGAAATTTCTGAACCCGCTCTCGCGCAGGTAGGTCGCCGTGCCGCCGGTGCGCGCGTAGCTCTCGTCGGCGCGGCCGATCTCGAAGTAGCAGGACTTCCAGGGCAGGGCGTCCTTCGCGTAGAGGCCACCGCGCGTCTGCTCGGTGTTCGGCGCGACGTACCACAGCACGTCGACGGGCGTCTCGTACTCGCTCCGATCCCAGTGGTCCTTCACCTGGTCGGAGAAGCGCGACCAATCAAGCTGCCGCGGGTCGCCGTCGACCGGGCCGAAGGCCTGCACGACCTGGCGCACCGTGAGCCGGAACTCGCGCGCAAAGGTCGTGACCTTGAGCCGCTCGTCGAGCCCCAGCACGTAGCTGCCAATCGGGTAGGGGTAGGCGCGGAGCAGCGTGTCGTGGTCCTCGAGCCAGCCGAACGCGGCGGTGCCGAACGTGCCCAGGTCGGCGTACATCGTGGGCAGCGCCTGGTAGAGATTCGACTTGAGGAAGATCGTCTGCATCCGTTGGGTCACGGTGTGCAGCCATTCCTTGACGCTCTGAAACTCGGCGAGGTCGGGGTCGGGCGTGGTGAGCTTGAACCAGGGGCGCGCCGGCGAGGTCAGGCCCGCGTGCAGCCCGTGCTGCAACGTGCGCGCGGCGAAGGTCGGGGCGCTGTCGATGATGGCCTGCGACCGCCGCTCGCCGCGGTTGCGGTCACTCAGGCTGAAGCGCGATCGCCGCGGGAGAATGAACTCCGCGAGCTCGCTCCAGTGCGCGTCGAAGCTGCTGCGTTCGGTTTTCAGGGCGGCGTAAATCGCTTCATGCCGCTGCCGTGGGGTCAGCCCAGACGGGTGCCCCGCGATCCCGGTCGCCGTGCCGATCGCCACTTAGTAGCTGCCGCCGGCGCGGACGCGCGAGGCCGCGGTGATGGCGGCGGCCATCGCCCGCGAGCGGGAGACGTTGGTGGTGAGGGGCGCGTGGGCGAGCAGGCCTGCCTTCTGCTCGTCGAGCGTCTGCCCGACGATGTGCAGCGAGCCTTTCTTGTCGAGGCGCTTGAGCGCGCGCCGGCCCACGGCGCTGAACTTCTCGACGTCCTGGGCCTTGACGGTCGGCGTGCCGCCGGGGCGGGGCTGCGCGGTGCGCCCGGTGTTGTAGGCGGTGGGGGAGAGAACCAACTTACGAACCTTCCTGGCGCGCGTACACGACGAGCAGCCGGCGCCGCTCGCGCGTGAGGCGCAGGGGGCGAAGCGAGGGGAACCGGAACCAGGCGAGCCAGCGCGCGATCACGCCGACTCCAGTTCCGAGAGGCGATTGATGTGTGCGTTGAGGCGTAGCGTGAGCTCCTGGTCCTTTGCGCGGAGCTCGGCGATCGCGTGCTCGCACTGGCTGACCGTGGCCTGCGCCGCGGTGCGCGCGCGGGTGGTCGTCTGAATCTCGCCGCGGGTGCGCGCGAGGGTGCGAACCAGGGCGTCGACGTCGGTGTCGCTGTAGACGAGGCGCAGGCCGGTGGGCGCCACCGGGCCTGGCTCGTAATTGAGCGCGGACGCGATATCCGCCTCGCGCTCAGTCAGCGGGGAGATGCACTCGCCTTGCCCGCAGAAGGGCGCTCGGATTGTCGGGTCGCATCTACACATCGTTACCAGTCGACTGGCGGCGCCTCCCGCTCGAGCCGCTGCTCGACGGCCGCCACGCGCTGGGCGTGGGCCTGGGATCGCCGCAGGGCCGCGCGCGCACGCTTGTCAGCCTTGCGGGCGGCCTTGCCTCGGACCTTCGGGATGGCGCGTCGGAGCGTCAGCGCGAACGGCTCGAGGTGAACCTGCCGTTGACCGTCGCGTTCGGTCGCGAGCGGCACATGCCGCAGGTTGCTGACCACGTACTGGCGGCCGCATGCTGCGGAGAGCCGAGCGCCGTCGACAATCACGGCTTGCTGGTGGGCGTGGAGATCACGCGTGACTGGACCTGGCGCCGGCTCACCCGATGTGTCGGCCCCGTCGATCGACGGCAAGAGGTCACTGCTAGCGCCTGACGCCTGCGCCGTCGTTCCCGTGATGAACTGTGCAGACTCGGCGGCGAGGTGCTCGACGAGTTGCTTGACGTGTTCGTTGTTGGTGCTCACGCTGTACTCCTCAATGGGTCGAACTCGGTTAGTGCTTGTGCCCCGTGCCCCACGCCGCGCATGGCCTCGACGAGCTCGCGTGGCATGTCAGGGAGGGCGCAGGTTGCGGCGAGGGCGTCGCCCAGGTCGGGCGACCTGCCCAGTCTCTTTTTGATTTGGTCCTTCTCCTCGAGCAGCAACGTGCCCTGGTGAAAGACATAGGTGGGCGTCGTGAGCTCGGCGACGAGGTCACCGTCGACGTTCACCGGCAACTGCCAGTCCCGCTTGATGCCCTCGGCCATCAGCCACCACATCTCGGTGCGCTTGTTCTTGAACTTGGGCGAGATGGCCTTGCCCCCGAAGGCGACCGGCAGGACGTGGACGTTCGAGACGCGGAGTTGGTCGATCACGCCGGCGCCCATCGCGCCGCTGTCGACCATCTCGAGGTCGCTCTGCCAGGCCATCTTGGCCGCGTAGAGCCGCGCGGCCGACTGCGCCGTGTCGGCGCCTCGAAGCACGATCGGCTTGAACACGCGCCGGCCTTGCCGCGGGAAGAACACGGTGCGATCGTCCCCGTAGCGGGCTATGTCGGCGCCGATGCGCCGCTGCATGTGCTGGTAGTCGGCCGGCGCGATGATGCGGCGTTGGGCCGCGTGGACGTCCTCGATCCCCAGCAGGGTGTTGATGGAGCTCGGCGGGAACTTGCCCAGGATGTACGACATCACCCACGGGTTGTCCCGGCCATACTGCTGGATCTGGGTGCGCGCCCACTCGATGTCGCCGCGCTTGGCGCGCCGCGGGTCATCCGGGTCGTTGGTGACGATGATGATGTGCCACTGGCCGCGCGCCTGGTTGGCGGCGAAGTAGAGCATCCCGTCGAGGGAGATGGGGTTGCCGGCCTGGACGATCTTGCCCCAGAGCGGCTTGTCGGCGAGCGCCTGCTCGGCGGCCCGCAAGACCGTAGAAGGTATAGACCCGCTCTCGTCGATGAAGCACGCGACCGACCGCGCGTGCAGGCCTGAGAGTGTGGCGCCCTGTTCGTCGGCGGTCCCGCTTTTCGGCCAGTTGCGCCGCCCCAAGAACCACGCTTTCGGGTTCTCGCGCGCGGTGACCCGCGTGTCGGTATGCTCGAAGGCGGCCGTCAGATAGTGTGACCGCGCTTGCCACGTCGCGAGCTCCGCCCAGAAGTTGTCTTTGAGGTTGCTATCGGTGACGCCCGTCACCAACCCTTTGGGCGGGGAGTAAGGGTCGAGCACGCAGCAGGAGAGAAAGTGCCAGGCACACCAGGCCATGCCGGCGCTCTTGCCCACACCCGCGGCCGCCTGGAGGGAAATGCGCGGCTTGTCGGGTGCGACCCAGGCCTCGAGCAGCTCCTCTTGAAAGACGTCAGGCTCGGCGCCGAACTGCTCGACGACGAACCGCTTGGCCCCGTGCGGCCATTCCCGATAGGACGCGAGCTTCGCTTTGGCGAGCTCGAGGTCGCTCACGTCCAGGCCTGGGTCAGCCAGATGCCGAACCAGGCGGCCAGCGAGCCGCCGATCATCATGCCGACCAGCACGCCGCCGCCTTCACTCTTGGCGACCTTGCGCACGATGAAGTAGGCGATCGCGCTCGCGAGCGCATCGGTCGCCATCGCGTAGCCGATGTGGCCGGCGGCGATCGCGCGGAAGTTGATCGTCAGGTTGGCGTAGCTGACAAACTGCACGCACGCCATGAGCAGCAGGTCGCGCATGTCAGTCGACGACCGTGCAGTAGAGCGAGGTCGCGCCGCTGCGCCGGCACACGCCGTATCGCTGGACGCGCTCGACCAGGGCGCCGATCGCGCCGATGACGAAGAACCCGACGAGCAGCAGGAGCAGCGCGCGCGCCATCAGGCGGCCTCGTCGTCCTCGAGCTCGGCCTCGGTCGCGGTGCCGGCAATGATGGCCGCCAGGCTCACCGTGCCGCGGTGCTCGACCGGCTTGGTCGGCACGCCGGCGTGGTAGGCCAGCAGCAGACGGAGCAGGGACGGGTCGAGCTCGAACGTCTTGATCCGAATCAAGAGCTGCGCTTCGAACTCGGGGTCCGCGAACGTCTTGTCGAAGACGCGCGCGAGGAAGGTTTTCAGGGATTTGGTTGCGCGGTTCGGGGTGCCCTTCACCCGGCCGCCACTCTTGTTGCCGTCTGCGTACGCCACTCCGTCGAGCGTGGCAGGCGGCGCCGAATTGCCCCGGCTACTGGTAGCGCCCCGTGTTAGGCTGCGGGCCTCGCGTTGAGTGTCTCGCCACGTCCGGCGGGTTGCTGGGAACAGCGCAGTTCGAAGCGGGGCGCGCTCGGGCTTTATGGGGTGTGGGGCTCGCGCACGCCCCCGCGACGGCTACATCTGCCCGTCGCCGAGTCTACTTCCGTCTACTTTAGACGGCGTCGTCGCCGAACGTGTGGCACTGGCCGCAGTACCGCTGCGCGATATCGTGCACGTTGAAGCTCACCGCGTGACAGCGCGGACAGGTGAACGCGGGCCGCCACGGCACGAACCCCTGCAGCTGCGCGATCGTCTTGAGCGGCACGTGCTCGCTGCTCAACGCCAGGCGTGACCACCGCACCACCTTGACGTCCACCGTGTCGCCCTCGAGCCGCACGAACTCGGCGCGATCCTCCTGCAGCTCACGCACCTCGAGCGTGACGCGCAGATCGTTCGCGCCGGCGAACGTCACGCGCCGGCCTTTCACGACGAGCGACTCGCGCACGCGCAACCAGCCGTACTGCTTCACCGGCTGACAACAGCACCGCACCTCGATCAGCCGCCACCACTCGAGTCGGGTTCCCATGCGCACGCCTGCGCCATTATCGTGAGGTTGTCGTCCGAGTCGTCGTCCGATCCCTCCAGACCACCCGGCCATCGCGGCCGGGCCCGACCCGCTCCCACCCACAACTGCACACTTTGACCGGCCGCCCCCGCTCCGGGGGCGCCTCGCGCCCGACCGCCAGGATGTTCTGTCGGCACGACGGGCACCGCCGGTGGCAGGGACACGCCACGGGTTTCGGTCCGTGTCCCTTACGCCGCGGCGGCGGGGATCAGGCCCAGGTCGGCCGGGTTGACGCCCTCGGCCTCGAGCTCGCGCAGGAAGCGCGGCACGTCGAGCCCCTCGAGCGTCGGCCAGGTGCGCCGTTCGCCGTTGGGACCGGTGCACTCGAGACACCGTCGGCGCCGCCGGTAGAGGTCGGACTGCATCGCGCCTTTGCTGCGGTAGACCCGGCTCCGCTGCGACCCACAGAACGGGCAGGTCGGTTTCGGCACGTCGCTTCGAGGGGTGGTGGCGGCGACCGGCTGCACGGGGAACGGGATAATCACGGTAGGGGTTCTCCTTCCGGCGCGAGGGGAGCGAAAGGCTGGGAAACCTCGAGCCGAAAGATGAGGTATGCAAGACCCCGACGCATATTTGACCCACCCCTCCTTGAAGAACACCGACCTCGCCCTGCTGGTGAAGCGGGAGCGCACGATCGCCGCCAAGCTCGCGCCCCTCGAGGAGCTCGCCGAGCTCGGCAAGGAGACGCGCAAGCGAATTCACGAACTGCTGGTGCAGGCCGGCTTTCAGCCGAAGGACTGGACGACGGTCAACGGCTACCAGGTGACGCGCACCTCGCGCGCCGGCCAGACGAGCTTCAACGACGCGACGTGCCAGGCGCAGCTGGTGGCCGCCGGCGTCGATGCCGAGCTCGTCGCCGACGCGATCGCCGCCAGCTTCGAGCAGGCCCCGACCACCTAC